ATTTCTAGGCGGTAAGTGTTACCACCTGAACTCAGGGTGACGCATGATCGGCGCGCGGTCAAGAACCTTGCGTGTTTGTCGGCGTGTCCCCGGGCTTTGGCTTGGATTTCAGTCCATTGCCAGCAAGTACACCGCCCAGTGAACCAGTCAAGAAAATTGCCAAGGTTTTCAATAGATCAATAAATGCAGCGTCGTTAGGCGCTTGTGCGCTAACTGGTTGCGTCACAAAAATAAGCGCATAAGTAATTCCCAGGGTGACAATTAGAAACACCGCTGCAAGGGTTGAACCAATTATCAAAATCAGCTGCGCGTGGATTTCTTCGGGCGACTTACGGCGTGCGGGTCTGTTGCGATTCAATTCCAAGTAGGTCGTCAGTGCATGTTCCAGTGGGGAGACATTGCGGTTTTTGGCAATGCGCTTTCCCCCAGTTGTCGAATTCTTGGCATTCATAACGTGTCCACCCCTGATACCCGCAAGCGGTCAGGGTTAGTGCAAGTGCCCAAACCAACCCTGCCGCCGCGAATCGTCGGTTCACTTCCCCGTAGAACCGAAGGCTTTGTCGTTTGGATTAAGCCAGCGCAAAACGACTGGTGCAACTGCTGCTGCGCCTGCCATTGCAAGGGTTTTTGGGTCAGTTACACCCGCCATGAATAGCGCAAGTGCCGCCGCCATGAATGAACGCGCCCAGGACGCTGCTAAGGCTTTGCCTTGTTCCATTTTTTTGTCTCCTTCTTTGGCTTTGCTGCCGTTGTAGGTATTTCGATCTTTGGAAATTCGCCCTTATACGGCACAAATTTTGGAATGCCAAAACCGACAATTTCCTTGCCTTCACCGTATGAACGAACCTTCACCATTACCATGCCGCCATTGCGCTGGTCGCCTGTCCCGCTGGTGTTTCCTTCGATTGTCAAACATGTCTTTGAATCGATCAGCCCCACAACAATTCCAATGTGAGAAATGCGATCAACGCCGTCATGTGGAAAATCCATAAAAGCCAAATAGCCCAATTGCGGCATGCTTGACCAGCGTTGAATCTCTTTGAACTTATGTGCGCCTTGTGCAGTGCCAACGACTGAATGAATCTTGACCCCTGCTTCATTTGCACACCAATTGACAAAACTGCCACACCAGGGCAAACCGTCTGCTTTTGTAAATTTGCCGTATTTGGTCAGGTTGTCGCCTTCTTCGATCGTGCCGATTTCAGCTGCTGCGACTTCGATCAACCTGGCATTTGTGCCTTGCGGATAACTAGACACCCAACGCCGCCTTTAAGTCGTCAATTGAAAGTCCCACTGAAGCCAATTTGTCGTGAATGGTTGGCTTCAATGGTGTGTGCGCTGCAAGTCCTGCTTGTGCCACTGCTTTTGAAAAATCGCCAACTATAAACAATTTATCTTCAATTTGATACACGCGTTCTGCGCCAATTTCTTTGCACAATTGTTCGCCGTTAACGTCTGCTGGCATTGGAAATTCATGCGTTGTCATTTTATAGTCCCACCCTAGTCACGGAAAATCTGCGTTCGGTGTAATACGTACCTGTGCTGCTTTGTTGCAATGATGCCGTTACATAATCCCCAGCAACCAATGCCGCAATAATTGTCAATGACCCGCGACCTTGTGGGTCGGACATGACTGTTGTTCCGTTCATGTTTGCGCCATTTTTTTGAATCTGAAGAAAGTGATAAGAAGAACCTGCACCGCTTAAAAGGTAACTGATTGTTATGACATAAACCCCACCAAAACCAGTGGGAATTGTCATGCGATCAGTGTTTGTTGAATTGTTGTGAAATCCGTCTGTATCTGTTTCTTCGCTTGTGTAGGTAAAGTTTCCAGGTGTTCCACCTGTCCAACTCATGTTCCCGTTTGTGTACGCCGTACATGTTGGCGCAGCTGCTTGACCTGATGAAGCGGTTGCCCATTTTAATCCAGTTGGTTCTGCTGAATCAGCAGTCAACACCGTTCCATTTGCACCCACACCGATTCGGGCGTCAACTGTTGTGAACGTAAATAAATCACCTTTTGTCGTCAACGGTGTGACATCTGCGGTTGTTGTCCATGTCGGAACGCCACCTGAAACCGCCAAAACCTGACCGTTTGTGCCAATTGGCAAACGCGTGTTGGTGTTTGCAGTGGCTGATGAATAAGCAAGATCACCAAGCGTCGTGCCTGGTTGCAATGCCTTCAAACGTGTGTCAACGCCTTGCAATGCAACGTCAAAATCGGCTGGCAAATCTGTGACCAGGTCGCTCGACGTTGGAAGAACAAAACCATAATTCGTGGTTGGGTTCGCCATGTGTGTTTCTCCTTTTCTACGCCACTATTGTGGCATTTGCCCAGTCTAAAGTCGGCGACACGCTTGCCCATGTTTCGGTCACGGGAACGTCGTTCCAACGCATTGCCTGCAATGAATACGCCAACGGGGACAACAACAATGTGACACTCAAACGGTTATAGGAAGCCTGAAACGACCAGCCTTCAACAAAACCTTGAAACGTACCCGACGCCATGTTCAGCGGTAGATTGTTGAGGGCAATTGCTTCACCCATAAAAATGTTGATTAGGTTGTCACGATCAGAATTGTCAATTTCAGGGTTTGTCAGGTCAAATGAAATTTCGCTAAAAATTGGTTGTGGCTGGGCACGAAGCGACAAATAGAAATTTGCCTGGGCGGTCGCGTCAGCTGAATCGTGCAGTGTCGTCTCAATAATTTGACCAAGCGTGCCGTAAAGTGAAATTGAAGCAATGTCGCTGGCACTGACTTCGTGTTCTGAATTTGCCCCGTATTTGATTGTCAGGGCGTTGCGTACGTCGCCCACACGCGTTTCAATACGCAAACCCGCTGCACGGGCATGGTTGGCGTCAAGATCAACATAACCGTTTGCTGAAAGGTAAGTCGTGCGGTGGGTACTGTCTGCATAACCAATGCGTCCCTGGGCGTCTTCGTAAATGTAACCCAGCCCTGAAGTGGCAAGGGCTGAAACTAAACTGTAAGCGTCAATTGCGCCTGCACCGCCCCCGCGTGCTGAAAGGTCATAATTGCCTGGGCGGTCAATTTCGCCCAAACCTGTGTTGCCTGCGTTCGACCATGTCACGGTTGGGTCATAAGTTGCCCAAGTTAGTGCCCCTGGCACTTCAGCCCAAGTTTGAAACAAAACTGATTCAAGCACTTCGTAAATCTGATTTCCGTCAAAATCGCGTGGCAATGGGTCTGTGAAAATAGATTTTGGCAAACGTGCCAATGCGCCCAACGCCGTGATCGAATACGTTTGGGTGAACATGGTTGTGCCCACGTCGCGCACTTCCAAACCAATGTCAACAACGTTTCCGCCAAAAATCGCGACAAATGTGCCTGAAGTATCTTGAACCGAAACGCCTATTGTGGAATTGATGTTGACTGGGATTGCAGTTTGATTGACGTCCAGCAGTTGAAGATTGACATAACCTGCTTGCGCTTGTTCATAAATGTTTGTTCGACCGCTGCGAATTGTAAGGTTTGCCAAAACTGCGTTGGTGTATTCCACACCGTCAATTTCAACCAACCAAATGGGTGACCATTGTGTCATGTTAAATCGCCACCAGGTTGGTCGCGCCGCCTGTTCCGCGATAGTAAGAATTGTTTAGGGTGTCAACGATCGTGCGGGCAGTGCCTTCTTTGTCCATTGCACCGTTGACCGTTATGTTGATGTTTGGTTGTGCTGAAGCCGCAAGAATTCCTGCCAGGGTATTGGTGTTGACGCCTGAAGTGCCAAACGCAAACGCTTTGTTTGAAGCCGCTTCGATACCTGCCAGGGTTGTCGTGCCGCTGGTGAAGTTATCAAATGCGCCTGCAATGTTGGTGATTGCTTCAGCTGCTTTTTTGGCAACTGTCGCAACCCCACCTGTTGCACTGCCCCCACCAGTTGTCAAACCAGTGCTGCCCCCACCTGTAACGCCGCTGGTTGATGTTGTAGCCCCACCACCAGCCGTCACGCCCGTCGTTGTCATAACCCCACCCGTTGACATTGAGAAATTACCCAATGCGCCCGTTGCGGTTGAACCTGACCCGCCACCGATCTTAGGAATTAAGGGCACGTCCTTGCCCCACTGAACCGCGTTGTAACCCTTGATCACGGCATTGATACCGTCAATAGCAGTGTTTAACAATGGTTTAATCGCGCCCAATACTTTTGCAATGATCGTAATGACCACTTCAGCAATGTTGCCGACAACGCTTAGTGCGTCGCCAATTGCTTTTCCTATTAGCGGGGCAATAAATTTGACTACGTCCCAGAATGCCGCGAATTCGTCCTTGCTATTCATAACGGCAGTTTTGACGTTATCAAGTACCGACTTCACACCTTCAATAATTGGTGTAAATGTTTTTTTCAATGTGTTACCAACGTCGGTGACTACCTTGCCAAACCCGTCAGCACTGGTCAGGCTGAACGCATTTGAAAATGCGTTAATTGCTGGCAATGCGTTTTGATTGATAAATTGCAAAAGTTTGTCAAGGATTGGAAGCAATGCCGCACCGACTGTCTCTTTTGCTTCGTCAAATGCAACCTGAACGCGTGCAATTTTTCCCGCGTATGTGTCAGCGTTTCGTGCTGCTGCGCCACCAAACAATTCAGTCAGGCGACCTTGAACCTGTTCAAATGACATTGTTTTAAGTTCGGCAGTTGATAAGCCAACCCCCAATTTACCCAGGGCAGCGGTGTTGCCGTCGTACGCTTTGGCAAGTGAATTGGCAATTGCTTCGACTGGCTTGCCTGTTGCCGCGCTAATGTCCAGGGCGGTTGAAAGTAGATCTTGCGCCTTTGTAATGTCGCCCGTCGATCTAACCAAGCGACCAAGTGCCGGGCGCAGTTCGTCGTCAGCAACACCAGTTGCCAATGACATTTGAAGAATCGATTGTTCAGTTGCTTTGATCTGGGCTTGTGTTGCACCCGTTGCGTTTTCCAACGCAACCGCCAATTGTGTTTGTGCCTTTTCGTCAGCAATTGCAGCCTTTACGCCTTCAATACCAATTGCGATCGCGGCAGCACCAGCAGCGGCAGCAGCTGCGGCAAACGCCTTGCCGATCTTTACACCAGCCTTGCCGATCTTGTCGCCAAATGAATCAACGTCGCCACCTGCAGTTTTCAGCGATTTGTTGAGATTGTCAACGTCACCAAGAATCGAAAGTTTAAGGGTACGACTGCCAGCCATTAGTCAAACTCCTTCACAACTTTGACGAACGCGTTTTCCCAACGCTTGACGATTTCAGGCTGGATTCTGCGCAATGTCGGATAAATAAACCAGCCGCGTGAACCCCGACCTTCACGACCTGACCACACTGGAAATTGCTTCTTATTATTTGAACCGAATTCGTTACCTGCCCATAACTGTTGCGTTGTGCCGCCGCCTGAAAACTTTTGGGCTGCGAAACCGTAGGAAATTTCACCAATTTTTGATGACTTTGAAACCTTCGCACCAGTGGCAATTCTGATTTTTGCGGCTTGATTCGTGCCGCTGGTTGACGCGGCGTCGATCACGCTTGAACGAACATAGTCCGCCAATTCGCTGCTGATGACTTTTGCCTGTTTGGTTGCTTCTTCGTCCATTGCTTTGAACGAACGGGTTATGGCGCGCAATTCTGCTTTGTCATAGGAAATTGCTTCCTTAGCCATTTGCCCGCCTTTCTAAAATTTCAATGACCGTCAAAATGTCTTCGGCACTTTCAAACTCATTTGGAGATAGCCCCGTTGCCAGGGCTATCTCCCAAACGATTCGACT